CCTCACGGGGTTCCTTCTCGATTATGCCCATGTCAATCCGATATGGGGCACTCATAATCGTGGTAGCCATTACAGGAGAAGTTACGTGTTTGAACGTTCTCGGTCGAAAGGTTCTGAAACAGATGGTACCGTATCCGTGGCCTTTGATAAACTCATGGGCCAATGGCATTATTCAAGCCAAACCGGATACTACAGTACTAAATGGACAGAGCCTGATTCTTCCGAGTACTTCGCAACACGTAATGACGTTCAAACGATGCTCGATTGTTACTCGACTCCTACCCTCCACAATCCGGTGATTCACTCTAAACGGAGTGATCTCGCCGTTAGTGGTGGCGTCGGAGCCGTAGTTGACGATCCTGTCCCACTAATCCCTGGCTACAATGGAGGACAACCTTTTCAGTATGGAGTCTCCAGTCCGTCATTCGCTGGCACATCTTTATGTGTCAAAGAATACGTTCCTGGGTATGGCTCCAGACCTGTAGAGTTACCTTCACTTGTAGCAGTAGATTGGTCATCGCTAGTACGTCAGGTGGGCCAACAGCTTGATGGACGAATGTTGACGAGTCAAAACTTGCTCGTCGACCTCATCCAACTTGAACAGACCGTTATGATGGTAAAACATCCTTTCGGCATGTTCAAGAAGTTGCCACGGTCGCAGCGTCAACTCAGCTTGGGTAGTCTGAGTCGAGGCGCGGCTTCGGCATTCCTTGAGTATAAGTTTGGGTGGGAGAATCTCTACCGCAGCATCGCTGCTTTAGCGAATGTCTGGGGTGAAGTTCGCCGACACAAAGCTTTTCTCAGGGAATCTGTTGACCGATGGAGGACGATTTCCGCAAGGGAAACGTACTCTGTACCAAACCCGATCAGTAATCCAATGGCCATTTATTCCTTTGGTCAGTTACATATCACACCCGTAGATTTACGGGCTGATATCACTGCCGCTTTTACGTTGCAGATAATGCGACGTAATAGTGATCATGTGTGGTCCACTATGGACCTGGTAACTAGCCGGTTAGGATTAAATGACTTGGTTACTGCACTGTGGGACGCGGTACCTTATTCATTTGTCGTGGATTGGTTCACCCACGTCAATAGAATTTTGACACCGCGTTCGCCGTCCTTTAATTCTTTTCGTCTTCGTAGAGTCGGTTACTCTCTGTCGTCCAAATTGTATTCAGCCGCTAATGTGCAGCTGACATCATATGGACCGACAAGTGGTACCGTCACCCGCGAATACAAATCGAAAGAAGGGATCGTACTTCGAAAGTACGAACGTTGTCCGGGGTTTCCCCCGAACACCGGCACAGTTGGACTGTTTGGCAACCTATCCATTACCCAACTCGCAGAGGGAGCAGCGTTGATTGTACAACGTCTGTAATCTTTGCTGAACCTATGGAGTCTTATGGCAAGTGCCACTATTACCCTCAAGGACAAGTCGGATGCCAACATCGTTTACACGCTTGTTGGTCAGACGGCGAACGGAGCGCTTTACAAAAACGCAACCCGTCCGCTCACGACACCTCAGACGCTCGAGTTCCAGTTTTTACTGGGATCTCCGGGCTCTCTGGGCAATGACAAAGTTGTCATTATCCTTCGCGATTCCAACGCGGACGCCACCGGAAAGGTGGTTACGCTTCAGAATCGTATGGAGATGTCGATTCCGAGAAGCACTGCCATCTCGACAGGCCGGATTGAGGACATGTTTGCCCAAAATCAGGCCCTGTTCGTGGATGCAAACTGCGAAGCACTCGCTGACGCGCTCGTTCCCTAATATGAAAGGGAAAGATCGTATCGCGTTGTGGGTCGTAGTCGCAATCGAAGTTCTTAAGGGGATTTTACTAATCCTTAGTAAGAACCCGGTTGCGTGATTCCTGCTTTACGGCGCGGACATTATGTCCGCGCCGCATTGCATGCTTGTCCTACTAAGTAGGGTGGGCTTGCACATCGGATAAGGGAGGAAACGTATGGAGACATGCGGGACCATAACACCTTCTGATGCTATCTTGGAGTTGCAAGCATGCTGGGAAAGCATGCCTGCGAAAGTCCAAAATAGTGCTCAGTCCGCATTATGTCGGTCGCTGTTCATCGACATCGCTCGAGTCTTTCCGATCTTTGTATCTCGCGACTTTCGCTACCTTATGCAACGTTTCGTTGCAGAGGGTGAGTCATTCTTCTTCGCTACCTTACCCGCATTGGGCAAGGCATTTGAAGCAAGTTTGATTACCGGTGAGGACTTAAATGTCCCTGCCGGTTGGCGTCTGTTTAGAGATACAAGGCTACCAATGATCTGCCATGAGCTCTGGGAAGAGCTTTGGCACGGAGATGGTAGACTGCGTTTTGACTATCATGAGCACAAGCTGGTTACGGAAAAGCAAGTGAAAGCATGCTTATTCCTTCGTCAGCTATGTCTTATGTGGTCAAAAGTTGAGGTTAAATCTGCAAACTTTCTTTTAAAAGAGAAAGAAGCTCTATCTTCTTTTAAGGTTCGTGTTTCAAGACGTAGCGAGATTGATTTCTCATTACCTCTTGTTCGCGATTCCTTAGTTGAAGCTAGACGCTTGTTGCAGTTCGTATTTAACCAAAACGTCGAATCCGTTACTGAACTTAGGAGATTCCAAAAGAATCCCTGGGGGCGTCACGGGTCCGGAGCAGTTTCGCAAGGCGAGAGGGGCATGGAGAAGTGGTCATTTAACCAATGGCCGGGAATTCCACGACAATTGTTCTCGTGGGCCCCTGGAAAAGACATGGATGTCTCTTCCACCAAGGCTGTCCCACCTTCGCGCGTATGCTGTGTGCCTAAGGACTTTCGTGGTCCTCGGGTCATTTGCATCGAGCCTAAAGAACTTCAGTTTGCCCAACAGGGCATTATGAAGTTACTTTATAAGCTTTCACGCGAAGTGCCTCTCCTGAGGAGATCTATCTCGTATGATGACGTATCAATATCGAAGTCTTTGTGTTATGATTACACAAAGGCGACGATAGATATGAAAGATGCTTCAGATCTAATTTTATTAGATCTTGGGCGTCTCATCCTTCCGAGATGGGTCTTCAAATTAGTTACCCGTTACCGATCGCGTCAGGTTTCCTTCCCTGACGGTAGTCAAGTTAAGACTACTTGCATGGCAACGATGGGTAATGCGACGTGTTTCCCGTTAGAGACTATGATATTCTGGGCTATTAGCCTAGGATGCATGATCTCTTTACGTGATTCACATCCAAAATTCAGGCAGCTTGACATAACTGCCCGTATATTTGGAGACGATATCATTGTTCCGTTATGGAGCGCTGATGCCGTCGTCGAGGTACTAACCGCCTGTAAAATGTTGGTTAATACATCCAAAACCTGCACATATTCTCTCGTAAGAGAGAGTTGTGGGGAATGGGTGTTTGCCAACAGACCGATCCCAATCTTTAGATTGAGATCGGCCGATGTCCGTGATTACCGCTCACTCCTTCAGTGGAGAGATCAATTACACGATCTCTCAGGTGTTGAATTACCGGCACTGAAAGAGGCGATCCGATCGCGTTGTATTGATTTTGTTGAACGGGTCAAAACTGCCAACAAATTGGCTTTTAAGACACGTTTTAACAAATCTCTGCAACGGATTGAGATCTCTGCTCCCGCCTTTGTTCAGGGCGGAAAGCGAGCACAGCTAACCAACTACCAAGCTTTGTATGCATGGCATGTTGGAAACGACAGAACACCTTTCCTCAAAGGTACTCTGAAAAGGGTTAAAATGAGGTGGCAGGATCCCCATATCTGGACGATATAGGGTCTCCTGAGAGGGGGTTGTTCCTAAACGAACACTCACCCACA